ATTGCAGACGATAGGGCGGATGTTTGCCATTTCCGGAAACTCCTTCAGCGATTGCACCAACTTCGCGAACTTATCGTCTTTGATTATTCGCGGGTTAGCTGGGTTCAGTTTAACGTCCTTTATTTTGTAAAGCTTCATTGACTATCGTTCGTAAATATTCTTTTGGCAATCCCGTGCCAAAGTCAGCTTGATTATGGCAAGTTCGACACAGGGCGATAAGGTTTTCGGGCGTGTCCCGTAGTTTGCTCCCGCCCATTCCCCGAGCCTGTATGTGGTGGATGTCAGCCGCCTGCGCTCCGCAGACTTCGCAGGGGATAAAATCTGTTTGTGTGAGGTTGCGTGCTTCAAGGTAAATCTTTTTGTAGGCTTTCACTTAACAAGGTATTGAGCCGCCCACCTGTGCTGCTCGTTATCGGTTGCCTCGGCAATCATTTCTATCTTCGCGTCAATAACCTTTGCAGCTACGGCGATGGTATCCTTTAGCCCCTGAATGGTGGGCATGAAGTAGTTTGTTTCGTCAGCGTCATGCGTGGCAGGGTTAAACCTTACGTTGTTACCCATCGCGCCTGCCTGATTCACCGCTGATTCAATACACATGATGCCGCCGGGGGCGGTTAGTGAAATAGCGTTGATGATGCCCTGCACAGGATTGTAAAGGTGATACACAACTCCATAGAACAGAACCACGTCTGAAGGCATCGCCTCCGTGTATGCGTGGTTGAAGTCAATGTTGTGTCCTGCAAAGTACTTGAATTTAAAAGTATTCGCGATGTGTTGAGCCGTTTCCCGCTTGTTGTAGTCGATGGCAATCACCGTCTTTGCGCCGTTCTTCTTCGCGCGTGCGCTCCAATAGCCATCAAACGTGCCAATGTCAAGTACGGTTTTGCCTTTTACGTCAGGGAATAAATAACGCTCGCCTGTTACCGTGTCGTAATCGTGAACCCCTGCGGTCTTCGTGCCGTCCGGAAGTTGTATCGTGTGCCACCATGTCAGGGGCAAAGGGTCAAATGTGTATTTACTCATGACGGGTTTATTACAATGGGTATTTCCTGATTTTGTTCCATGCGACACAATCTGTCCAAGTGCCACTTCATGTTATCGTTGTTGTAAATCACGCCCCAGTTTTCACCGGTGCTGACAACATTAGGGCAGTAGGGTGAAAGTTCCAACACCCGAGGCAGGTCGAATATCTCCGCAACCGCGAAAGGTGAGGATTGGTTTCCGAAGTGCATTACACCCTTTGCCATGACCTGCGCCATTTGCAACAAGTCTGGAGTTTCAACGTGCTGAGCCTTCGGGCAAAGTTTCGCGAACTTTTCAAACTCCTGCTGCACACCGATGAAAAACACATCGTATGGCTGCTCCTGTAACATCGCCCACTTTGCATCACCTCCCGCCGCGTTGTTCCTGTATCGCTCCGAAAGGTTTACGGTTATGTAATTGGCGTTCATGCGGTTCATGCGAAAGGAAGGCCCGGGCAATAGTTCAGGATAAACCGAAAGAATCCAACGCCTAATGTCATAAGCAGATAGGTTAATGCGCTGCTCCCGGAATAGGTCAAGGTTATAATCAACCACCTGACCTTGCCACAATTCGCACTTGATGCCGCAATACTCCACCAATGGCTTTAGCATTTCGCACATAGCTTCGTTGAGCATGACACCGCCTCCGGGATGGGTCAGCCCCGCCGCGTATTGTGCAGGGCGGTCAGGGTTCAAGTACAGAGTGCCGCCGCCGTTTGCCCTGATTGTAGGCAACATATAAATCACGTCCCCTGCGTTTCCGCTGTGTAGGTAGGTCTTCATGCGTTGTACAGGTTTTCAAGTTGCCTCATTGCTTCAATCTTACACGATGGGCAGGTGTTCAGCGTGCGCCCTAACAGCAGATATGCCAGCTTTTCAATGATAGCTGTTTCCCGCCCGTCAAAAGTCCACACCAAGTTTCGCTTGTACGCCTGCCACTTTGGAACCAGTTGGGCAAATTGCGATTTCTGTTCTGGATTCATACGATAAAGTATGGCGGTTCGTTACGTCCTGTTTCTGCCCTGTGCCGGGTTTCCGCCCGAAATTGCATAATAGCTTCCAGATAGTTCGGCGAAAAGTTCTGGAAGTAGTTCCCATCTTTCGTCCAGTGTATATCAAACGGTGTCCGTGTTTCCGTCCGGTGATAGCGGGCAATGGTGATCCCATCCTGGATGTTTTCACCCCAAAAGGCGCACATCTTGTTCTCCGGTGTTTCGTGTCGGTACATGGTTAGTATAGAACTTTGTGAATGAGTTGCGCGAATATCGGAGCAAGGCCAGCGTAAACCGGATTCCCGCCCATCAGCGCAATGGTAATGAGTGCGAGCCAAAACGACAGGCAAACAGGGCAGCGGAATACTTTGTAGCCGCTGAACGGGCCGAGGGTGTCCATTTGATTGTTTAGGCCGAAAGGCACAGATGCGCCCGCGATAGATAGCAGGGCAAGAAATATCTCAGGTGTCATAGTTTTTCCGGTAATACTCAGCCGCGATTTTCTTTGCGCTCGTTGGGATGATTCCCACTTGCTCAAGTGCATCGGCGTGTGATTTGATGATAAGCTTCTTTTCCAGTTCCCGCGCCTCGGCGATTTGCTTTTCAGGCAAGCCCTGGCTGCTGATAGGGTAGATTGACAAAAGGTAATTTACGCCGCTCATGACTTGCAAATTTACAACAAATAATGTGAAAACGCACTTTCAAAGCGGCAAGGAATTATTCCCGTGCGCCCGTTCCTGTTCTTGCTGATGATGGTTTCCGCCTCTTCAATCGGTGGCTTTTCCGTTTCGTAGTACATGGGCCTAAAAGGGAATACCACTAAATCCGCGTCCTGTTCAATCGCACCGGATTCGCGAAGGTCTGCAAGTCCTGGCCGCTTATCTCCACGCTGTTCACTCTGCCTGTTAAGCTGCGAAAGGGCGATAACAGTCATGTTACTTTCACCAGCGATAAGTTTGCATTGGCGGGAAATGTAAGCCACCTGCTGTTCCCGGATTGTCTTCGGGTCTGATGGGTTAATAAGACCCAGGTAGTCAATAATGGCCAATGTAATGCCGTACCTGGATTTCATCATCTTCAGCTTCGAGCGTATTTGGTCAATGGTCTGCCTCCGTGAATCGTCTATCCAAATTGACATCCGGGCAATGTTGTGAAGCCGAGCCATTGTTTCAATTTGCTCATCAGTAACGTTCGCCGTGCGGATCCATTCAGAATTTATGCTGTACTCAGAACTAAGCACCCGGTCAACAAGTCCTTCCTTCGTCATTTCCAAACTGAAGAAAGCTACCTTACCGCCTGCCCGGAGTGCGTGAGCAATGCTGATGCTCGTGGCCCATGATGTCTTACCCATGCCCGGACGTCCTGCCACTACCCAAAACTCCCCCGGAACAAATCCACCCGTGAACCGGTCAAGCGTTTCCCATCCTGAAGGTACTCCAAGAGTTTTAATTCCATCGCGTTTCCTTTGCGCTATGTCGTTTACCCTTTCCGCTGCCACCTTCGCAATGTGAACTCCATCCCCCGTGTCAATTACCGAAAGTTGGTCAAGCCTTGCCTGTGCGTTGCTGATGATTGCAAATGGGTCTGAGTTTCGGTCGGTTGCTTGGTGTTGTATTTCCGTGCTTAAAATCGCAAGCTGTCTGGTCAGGTAGAACTGATGCAGGATTTTGATTTTAAATTGAAGGTTTGCATCGCCGATGTACCGTTCCGAAATTTCCGCCGCCGTCTGAACTGGGAAGCCCTGTTTCTTTAGGCGCATTGAAACCGTAACAAGGTCAATAGGTTCGCCCTTATCGAATAGGCTTTTTAGCGTTTGATATGTTGCCTTCGTTTCAGATTCGGTAAAAAAATGCTCGTTACATTCGCTGATGTGCATTTGTGCTTGGTAGCTGTTGATGAACATGGCGAGTACATCGCGTTCCATGTCTATGTCTTTCATGGTGTTAGTGTTTGATAGTTTGCTTGCGAAGATTGTTTTTTATTTTCAGGTTTGAACCAAGTGCTGTTCATTTTTGATTTCCAGTTTTGAACCTGAGTATTGTTTTTATCCTTCCATCCGTTTTCATGGTAGTAGTAAAATGCCCTTTCTGCTGATTCTGGTGTATAGCCTCTGAGTTTAAAA